TTATGGTACACCAAGGATTAACTGCAAATAGCATCAGCGATGTAAAGATTGCAGAAGTGTATAAAAGAGAAGAAATTAGTAGATCATTTTATTATAAAGAAGACAATTTATGACAACGAGAAATTTTATCTATAGGGCTGAGGAGTTAAAAGATTCTCTAACAGAACTTCGTGAGAACGGAGTAAGCAAAGGTGCTTGGACTGGATTCGGTTCATTATTCGATAAGTACTCAATGAAGCTAGGGAGTACTACCTATATATACGCAGGAGCGCATCAAGGTAAATCCCAATTCGCCTTTGAGGTGATGATGAACCTCTCCGAGTATAGCGGATGGAAGTGGGCAGTATACTCTCCGGAGACTGGCTCACCCACAGAAGTTTTTGCTGAACTGCTTTGGGTATACCTTCGTAAGCCATTCTTAATCAATGATAAGTTAATGGCTACTCAAGAGCAATCTAACAAAGCTATAGACTTTATAAACGAGCATTTCTATATCATAGATAGCGGTCTTCAAGACCTAACCGTAGAAGGTTTCTATAGCTGTGTAACGAACATCGAAGAGGATTTTGGGATAAAAGTGCAAGGTTGTTTAATTGATCCCTTTACTGAAATAAAGACCGATGTATCTCAAGGTGTACGAGACGATATAGCTATAGGCCAGGTGCTTACTCGTATCCGTAAACATAGTGCAGATAACAACTACCATACACTACTTACCGTACATACTAAACACCAACAACCTAAGTATAAGAATGGTATAGCATATATAGACAAGCCTACTATGAATGATATAGCCGGAGGTATGCAATGGTCTAGAAAGGGTATGATGGTTATAAATATATGGCGTTGTCCGTTTGGATTGGAAGACTCAAATGGCGTACCTTACGAACCTAATCAAGTAGAGATTACTGTGGTGAAAGCTAAACCCAAGATTGTAGGTAAGCTAGGAGTAGTGACTATGTATTACGATAAGATAAAGAATAGATACTACGAATTGGATGAGTTAGACAATAAGGTATATGCTTATAAAGACCCTAACTACGAACCTGAACCTTTAGAATTACCTACACCTAAACAAGAAGAATTAGAATTTTAAGATATGAAAAGTTGGTCAGAAGCCTATAGAAAGAGTTGGTGCGAGATGATTCGTGCCTACCTAAAGTTTAACATCCCCTCCGCTAAAGAGGTGGAAGTGATAGACTGGAATAAGATGTCTATTAACGGAAAAGAATTTAAAGTGGACATAACGGACTATACCGGAAATTCTGAGAACTACATATTCCTAAACCCTTCCAACGGAAGGATGGTTATAGAAACTAAAGGTGTGCAAAAGGTTTATAAATTTGAGGTGGAATTGTCACAATAAATCACTATATTAGAGGTATATGAATAGTACTAAAGACTTAATTATAAAGACATCGCAGGAAGTAACAGACCTGCTTTTGGAGAAGAACGCTGCTTACGGGGACTCAGCCCTTAACCCCGTAGGTATCTTCTCTAAAGGAAATGCAGTAGATAGTCTATGCGCTCGTATAGACGATAAGTTAATGCGTATCAAATCAAAAGGGATAACCGATGCTACCGAAGATACCGTCCAAGATTTAATAGGATACTTTATTCTACTAAAGATTGCCATACAACGCCAATATGAGCTGGAAGAAGAACGAGAGTGATCTATTTAATTACCTAAAAGATAATTTCTATCCGGACTTAGAATGGTCTGAATTTAGCAATTCACAATACGACTGCTACAGCGAATGGTTCGACTACGATATAGAACTGAAGTGTCGCAATAAGCACTACGATGAGTTGTTAATAGAAAAGCCTAAGTATGAAGCTCTACTTCTAAGGGCCAAAGTGCATAACACTCAACCAGTATACATTTGTCAAACACCACAAGGTGTATTTGGCTTTAACCTACACCACGGAGAGCCTGTCTCCTGGGAGACAAGAGGTATGCCTAAAACATCCCACTTTTCTAATCGACAGTTTATCGATAAGGAGGTGGGATACTTACATATAAAAGATGCTAAACGATACGATTGAAATAGAATTAAACCTGCCTAAACCGCCTTCCCTAAATGCATACTACGCAGGGAAGCATTGGGCAATAAGAAAAAAACACAAAGATGAATATAGCAAATGTTGTAAAGAAGAGTTGGAGAGGTACGATCACTTTTCTTTTGATTCTTACGAGATTAGTATTAGGTACAATTCTAGGCACGATGTTGATAATGTTATTCTCGTTTCAAAATTTCTTTCTGATACTCTCGTTGATAAGGGTATGGTTAAAGACGATGGTAACAAGTACTACAAAAGGCTTGATATTAAAATTGACAAAGAACTTCCGAAAGATACGTTCTTGGTTAAAGTTAAATGCTACGGAATAAATAATGGAGAGCAATAGAGATTACCACACTTGTAAATTAATTAGGTCTAAAGTAGATATTCTTCTTGAGGAGATGGCAGTTTTATTTACCAATATAGGTATAGATTCTACGGTAGAAGAGATACAAGAAGCCTACAGGAAAGAAAAAGAACTTATAGAGCGTATTGCTGAAATAGACCCAGTTAAAGCAGACAACCTAAGATCAAGCTACTGAAATGAACCTTAATGACCAATACGAACAAATTACTGACGATGAGGCGAATTTCATCCTCGATATACACGAAGCAGTCGATAAACTGGTACGGCACGATATACCCGTCACTTTGGTTCGGTTGGGATTTGAACTCAACATCACACCTTCAGAATTGGGTGACTACATACATATAATAGTGTCAATACTCGATAAGGTTGAAGAGAAATACTCGGTATAATAAAGAGCATATAGAAGAGGAAGCTGTGTTGTCTTTAAATCAAGGTAGGATTACTGAACCATTAGGTGCGTTTATCTACCAAAGAGCAATAGAGATATCCGGTTCTGCATTTATTACCAATGGTGATAAGGAGCTTAAACAAGCCTTAATTGATGAGGCTGTAATGCGAGTGTGTGAAAAATTCCTGCACTACTATAAAGAAGGAGGTTCAGCGGCTAACTTAATTATAACGATGATTTATTCTACAATGACTAATAAAATTGTAGGATTGAAATGGAAAGATAAATACGGACATCGTATAAAAGGCAAGGTAGTGTGTATAGAAAATGGTGAAAGGCTAACACGTTTAGTGAAGTATGTTAAAGATGATAATATAAGTGAACGATTATGAAAAGATACATTTTATTTAGATTCAATAACTTCTACCCAAGCGGTGGAATGAACGATGTTGAAGGCCACTACGACACTTTAGAAGAGGCTAAAGAATATGTAGAAGAGTGTAAAGAAAATGACGATTGGGCAGAACATTATCACGTACTTGATACGGTAACAAGAACAACTATATACTTATGATTGAGATTTATAACGATTGGATATTAGTATCCTCAGTAGGATTGATGTTTGCATTTCTATTTATCTTTGAACCTTACGGTTGGTTAATGGAAAATATATTGACGTTTAAGCCATTTACGTGCGTTCTGTGCCTTTCTTTTTGGTGTAGCCTACTCTTGTATGCTTACTTAGGAGTTAGTCCATTATACGCCATTTATACGGCTTTTATAGCAGAACTATCTTACAGGAAGTTAGTGAATGAGTAAAGAAAAAAATGTAAATTCTAATAGTGATTGGCTCTTCCTTTATTGGGATGAGCCTATTTTTTCTAATTCTAATACTAACAATAATGCCGATACCAGTTCCCAACCTAAAGGAGACAAGACCCGAATTTACCGAAAGATGTATGAGTGATCCAACAATGATAGATGAATATCCGGATAATACTCAACGCATTGCAGTATGTTACACCTCCTGGACTTCTGAAATTAAAAGAGTGAAGTAATGAAACTTATCAAGTCTGTTAGGCAAATAACAAAAATTATCTTACATTGCACCGCTACTCCTGAAGGTAGAAATGTAGATGCAGAAGATATTACTCGGTGGCACAAAAACAGAGGATGGAGGAACAACGGTTACCATTACATAGTTAAGCTAGACGGAACGATAGAGGAAGGTCGTAGCGTACAAATGGTAGGCGCACATACCATAAACTATAATGTAGGCAGTATAGGTGTTGTTTATGTAGGAGGGTGTGATAAGAATATGAAACCTAAAGACACAAGAACTCTTGAGCAAGATACCGCACTAACCAACCTACTATCTGCACTATTGGAAATGTATCCTATAGCTACGCTACACGGACACAATGAATTTGCTAACAAGGCTTGTCCTAGTTTCAATGTACAAGAAGAGTACGATTTTTTAATAAATAAATAAACCTTATGAAAAATGATTTTGATGTAAGCGATAGCTTCGCTGACTTCGTAGATGAAATGACCAATGATGAGAAAAACAATAATGCTCAATGTTCCATCGATAATCCGGAATGTGAAAGCTGTAGTGGATAATGCCTATGAACCCACTAAAGAAAATATTATCGGGGACTGCGAAGGAGACTGTGGAAGCAGTTGCCAATGTGGTAGATAGGTTTGTATCTACACCCGAAGAAAAAGAAGCTATACGTCAAAGTATAGAGGCTGAGATAACTAAGCGTTGGGAGTCCGATGGCTTAACAGATTCCTGGTTATCTAAAAATGTACGACCATTAACACTAGCTACCGTTATGATCTTCTTAGTACTAATGACTTTCTTTGAAGGATTTGGTATAAGTAGTATTAACGAGAGATGGATAGGGTTATGGGAGATGGTTTCTGTTACTGTTATTGGCGGATATTTTGCTGTTCGTTCAGTTGATAAAAGAACTAAAATTAAATAATGAGTACAGGATTTGTATATAAGTGGTATGATACATCAAATGATATGTACTATATAGGTAGTCATAAAGGAGATGTTAATGATGGATATATAGGTAGTGGCACTTATTTTTTGAAGGCATATAATAAAAGAAAGGAAAGTTTCTTTAGAGAAATACTATATGTGGGTGAGCATTATAGATTTTACGAAGAGACAATCCTAAAATATCTTAATGCTGAAAAAGACAAGAGTTATTACAACCTAAAGAATGACTCAATAGGTGGATGGTCGCATTTACAGACCGATGAAATAAAAAAGAAAAGAGGAAAGAGTATATCTAAAGCATTAAAAGGCAGAAATATTAATTCTAAGTGGAAAAAAAATATATCTAAATCAAAAATGAAAAGTATATATTCTACTTCAGATGACATAGTTTTTGAAAGTTATCAAGAAGCTGCTAAACACTACAATGTAAGTAGAAACGTGATATCCAATATACTCAGAGGTAAAACAAAAAACATTTATAAATTAAGACTTGTCCAATAAAGAAAAAACAAAATTAAAAAAGAACGAAAGTGAAATAAAGTGGTGCGATATTGCACCAATAGAATGTACCTGCTTAGGTACGAATTGTAAAAACAAGGGAGGGTGTTAGCCCTTCTTTTTTTTGTTTATAATATACCACTTCTGCATCGTATAACCTATAGATGCTACTAGAAGTAATATCTTTAAGACCTCTTCTAATTCAGAAAAAGATAAAGCCATTGTCGCTGCATTGAATGTTAGAACTTTGAGGTCTGTAGTATCCATAGTTTATATTATTCGCACTCGCTATCTGAGGTGCTTGATTTAGGGTAAAATACCGATGCATCTTGATACACATCTTCAGCCTCAAACAAATCGTTATCACAACCTTCAGCAGTTGCAATAGCTTTAATAGCCGTCTTTCCTAAAATATAGTTTACAATTCTTTTGTTTATATAAGTGATTTTAGACTCCACCGTTGATGATATAGCATCTAAAGACCTTTGGTCTGATTTACCTTCTTCATTCTTAGTACGAGCAGTCTCGCTACGAAGCACAGAAATAGCAGCCTTTGCAGAATACATAGCCAAGCAATATTTAACCAACTTAAACAACTCCTGCTCATCAGTATCTAATATTTTCTCTAATACCTTAGTCTCAAGGTCTTCGTATAGACAAGAACCTAGCAAGTCCTGTATAGATGTGTACTGCTCTAATTGTATCAAGGCTAGTAATGCACCCCTATCTAAACGCTTAGGAAGAGGGAAGTTCTTGTAGAGGTAGTTATCGTCTATGAATATAATATCAACCATTGCTTATATCTTCTGTGTTAGCACCCTTCAATGATTCTAGGCTAATCTCTTCTTCTACAATACCCACGTTCATCTTATCATAACCAACTGTGCTTAGTATGGTGTTTAGTCCATCAAGGATGGTCTTTCTATTAGGTAGTGTTTCCGTTGCTCTAAAGATTTGGTATGCAGTAACCAACTCGTTACCTGTACCGCCTAGCTTACCTGCTACCATAACACCAAATAATGTAGGGCTAGTAATATTGTGAGCAGTAAGTATCTTAGCATCGTTTAGCCTAGAC